TTATTTACGGGTCCGTTATTTACAGGTCCGTTATTTATAGTCCCATTGTTTATTATTTCTTGGTTATTTTTTTCTTCAAGCATTTTTTGTAATTTATTAAACTGTTTATAATGCATTTTACAATTGGTATTTATTAAATCTTTTACTAATTTTTTTAATTCTTTAATCTCATTTTGCATCCGTAAATTATCATCATCTTTTGTTTTATCAACTGATTTTTTTATTTTACATGTCGTGATGTGTCTCTTGTAATTATCTATTCTATTGAATATTTTACTGCAAAAATTACATATATATTCATTGGGAGAAATTGAGGAAATTTGAGGTTTTTTGAGGATATTTTGAGGAGGTATAATATCATTACTGTTATGCATCTTCGTCATATGGACTGACAAACGTTCTTCGTTCTTATAGTATTTTGAGCACGATTTGCATTTTACCATATTCATTATTTATATATATAAACTTACATTTTAATCTTTAATATTATTTTCATCCTCAAAATCCTCAAAAAAAATTTTCAATAAAAAAGTCCGGGGGGGAATAAAAAAATTGACCTTAGTATAGTCCAAATCTAAATAAATCTTTGTAAAATTTGTAAAAATTAAAATTTTTATATATTTTTATCCAAACTTTTTTAAACGATTAATTTATATTTATACTATTCCCTATGTCAGATAATAAGAGCCCAACTGTAAATAAAAATAATTAGAACTAATCATTTTTATTTAATTTTAAGGCTCTTAATAAGTGGAACCGGGAATAATGGACAGTCAAATAAATGAAACAGATAATCTCTTATATAATCAACGTGAAATCGATATCATTAAACTAAGTGAAGATGTAAAAGAATTAGGTGAATTATTTACAGATGTAAATTTGATGGTAAAAGAACAAGATTTACTTTTAGATACAATTGAGATGAATGTTATGAAGGCTGATGATATGATATTATCGGGAACATCACAATTGTCAAAAGCAGAAACATTGCAAAAAAAGGCATCAAATAAATTAAAATATATTGCGGGGTCATTAATCGCAATTGGTAGTATTATCGGTGTTGGTATTGGATTACGATTTGCACGTATAAAATAAAATGGCGCTGCTCACAAATTCAAATAGAAAAATAAATAATACACAATGCAACATTAATAACAATCAAAAGAGTGGTAATTAGGCAAAAGTTTGAACTAGTAGCGCGATTTAATTTAGCAATCTTATTGGTCGTATTATTAAGCCTTTCAGTTGTATTATCCATATCATCTTTAAGATTATCCAACTCTGTATTATGGTCATCAAGAGTATCACCAATTACAACAGCTGAATTTTTCAATTGGCTAACATAAGATGAAATAAGACTTAGTTTACTATCTTGTTCGGCAATAATGTCGGTCATTACAATTATATTATTTAAAATAATAAAATGTTAATAAATCAATTTTTATTTATTTCTTCGTTGCAATCAATATGATTAACATAATAGCAATTGAGATAAGAAGCAATATAATTAACCATTGAATAATTTTATTATTCCTCAGTCTAGCAAACATATTTGATACAATATATCGCGAACGGCTAATTTGTGGATTCATATTTTCCGTCTTTTTCCGAATCAATTTAATCTTCTCTCCTTGCTCGTTTAATGTAATGATAGTATCATTTCCTACAATGGTAGTATCATCAAGTACCTTAATACAATTATCAAGCCTATCCAATGAATTCATTTATAATATCTTTATTGTTTCATTAAATATATTTATCAATTTTTATTTATTAAAAATTGATAAGTAATAAACATTATTTTAATAAAAATTGAAAAAGTAAATCATTAAACAATCCTAAAATAAATATCATTTTGTATGCCGTTCGACACAATTGCATTCACTAATAGGTTTCAGGTTAGGCGACCTACCATCTCAGAGGACGATATCCAAATGTATCGTCGCTACAAGTACTTTGAGCGCTACATTCGTGAAGAGTGTCCCGCCGAAGCAGTATCATTTATTCGAGCAGTGATACTTAATCACGGCTTGATGGATGATGTGATTGAGAAGATGAATTATATGATTGAGGAGGAGATTTACAGTGATTATGTTCTCCCGAAAGGCGATAACATTGTAGACATCCCAATTGGGGAACATATGTACAGACACGCATCTTACGCCATCAATCTCTTCCGCCGTCCAGATGGTTTCTGGGTTAATATGACCACGGAACATACCATTACGCCAGCGTTCAAGTGGTAAAATGTACGACAACCACAAATTATTTTTTTATTAAAAAAATTTATACAATTATTTGTATGCACAATAATACTATTGAAAAAAGTCATTCAATTGAGACATCTTAGTTGCATCATCCTTAATAAGATTATATAGTGTTTCAGATGCAACCATATTGCGACGATTGCGAAAGTGGTAATCCATACCATTGTCAATGTTCTGGTAATCATCAAACGCTACCTTCTCTGGATAACCTTGATGGATTTCCACCATAATACCATTAAATGTATTAGCAACACCGAGGACTAATACTAGTTCCAACTTACGCGCATAAGTAAGATTAAAGATTCTATCGACAATAGAAGTCATTATAATATTGGTATAGGGTATAAATAATATAATTATCAATTTTTATGTTTCATAAAAATTGATAATTTCTTTAAAAACATATATATTTATAGTATAAATATATATGGAGTACAAAGAGTTTAACACAAATCTAGCCAACTTAAATACCTATCTTGATGACCACGGGGTTGCTGTTATCCCGAATGTTCTTACTGAAGCGGAATGTATATCGCTCCGTAATGATATTTGGAAGGAATTAAAATATGTTACTAAAAATAGGTTTGATATTAATGATATATCAACATGGAGGAATTTCTATGATTTCTATTCCTCTCCATTCAATGTTGCTCCAACATTTTTCACTCGGGCATATGCAACCAGTGTGGGATATTAGACAGCATAATAAGGTATGTCAGGTATATGAAACTATTTGGAATACACCAAAAGAAGATTTATTGGTAAGTTTTGATGGGCTATCTGTTCATCTACCACCGGAAAGAACAAATCGTGGGTGGTATCTGGGTAATAATTGGTTCCATACTGACCAATCATTTAAGAAAAAAGATAAATGTTGTATTCAAGGATTTATCAATTTATATCCAGTTAATGAGAAAGATGCATCGTTAACCGTATTAGAAAAATCACACAAGTATCATCAAGAATTTAATAATGTAAATAGTCCTGATTGCAAAGGTGATTGGTATAAATTACAGAAAGGAGAAATTGATTTTTATACAAAGAAAGGTTGTAAGCCATATGCTGTAAAAGCAGGGGTAGGGTCAATGGTCTTATGGGATTCACGAACTATCCATCAAGGCAAGGAACCAGAAAAAACAAGACCAGAAGAAAATTTCCGTATAGTGGTATATGTATGTATGATGCCTCGTAGTGTTAGTAATGATAAAGCATTGATAAAAAAACAAAAAGCATTTAATGAATTGCGTCTAACTAGCCACTGGGCAGATAATCCTAAACTATTTGCAAAATCACCCCGTACTTATGGTGGTGTTATACCGGAATTTAATATGATTCATAAACCAGTATTAAATAAGACCGGTTTGCGATTGGCTGGGTTTGATTAATTGCGCCAACCACAATTGTGCGCATCGTAATTGGCAAGTGTAATTCTTCGAATATACTTGCCAATTAGCGAACAAAACTGGTTGCGATAAGTTAAAAGTGCGTTCCGCACTTTTAAATTACGACAACCACAATTATATCTGTACAGATTCTACGTAATATATAGTCCTATCATTGATTTTTTTATTAGATACTATATTACCATCGCTATCTGTTTTCTGTCTATAGACGTGAAATAATCCTTCAGCTGGTTTATATTTACTGGGTCCTGTTTTCTTATATTTTAATGCGAGTTTATATTTATCATTTATTATTTTTAATTTACGTCCTTTAACTTCATCGTAATAATACCATCCAAGCATTACCAATATTTCCCATAAAGTATGTAATTCATCATCCGATATATTTTTAACAGTCCTAAATGGTGATATTTTAGCGATATATAATCCTTCGGCGCGTAAATAATTCCCACAACCAGCAATTATATTTTGGTCTAACAACGCCGTGCAAATCATAATATCATCCCGTTTTTTTAATAATCGTTTTTTGAATTTATCAAAATCATTCATATTGAACATATCCGCACCAAGTGAATCCAATTTCTTTATTAATTTTTCTTTATTGGCAACGATAATGTTCCCAAAATTACGCATATCATTAAAATAAATAGTCTGATTGTCAATAATAAATTTAATATTATTATGTATATTATTATCATAAACCCACCAACCGGTCATACCCAAAGTATTAAACATAACAATATCACTATTATGAAACTCCCAATAGATAAATTTACCATAGCAATTAATTGATTTTATTTTAAGATTAATTAATTTATCCATATCTTTTATATTCTTTTTGCTATATTTCCCGCCAAGTACGGTTATATCTTTTATTGTTTTATCTGTTAATTTATTTAACATATCAACAAGTTTTTTAACTTCTGGTCCTTCTGGCATTATAAATATAAAGATATATTAATTATAACATAATTAATATGCCAACCAAACTAGTAATAGATTATAGCGAAGGAACATTCTGTTGCCACGCTTCGTGGATTTATGGAACCAATGCACGTAAAGTCCCAATGGAAGAACCAGTTGATTGTGATTGTGATTATGATAATAATGACATTATTTATATCGTAATTGATACAACTACAAATAAATCGTGCCATTTTAAGAATAAATATGTGGTGTGCGCAATTCGAAAGTGCGTTCCGCACTTTTGACTTGTCGCAACCATCTTTGGTTGAGAAGGTGACAAACCGCACTTGCGGTTTGTCATCAACACATATGAAGCATCTGAATATATGGATGACAATAGTTATATGTTAGAGTGTCAAGTAAATGATAGAATTATTCCATCTTCCAATAAAAATTATACAAATAGTGATAATAATGTGATGGAGGTTATAACTGATTTAAATATAGATGAAGGTGATACTATTTATGTATGTCAATTTAGGCATAAAAATAAATTTGATATTAGTATGAATGAATCCTATTTCACTGAAAATAAAGAAGATTATGAATTAAGAAGTTTGAGAGAATTAGTGGTTTATTAAATGTGGTGTGCACACCGTATTTATTTAAATAAATAGAATTATTTAGATATAATGACAAAATATATAGGAATTTATATTCATACATTATGGTATGTTTATTTGAATAGTACAATTTATAATATAGATAATAATTTAAGTGTATTGAAATCGGTTGAATATAATAAATCAAATGACTTATTAC